ATGATCAAAGAAATACGAACGCCGAAAGGCAGACTGTACGGCACGTTGGATGTCCGTACCTACACGATTATCACAATTGACGGTAAGAACATCCGTCAGACCCCTCTTCCCAAAGAAGGATGTACATTGCTGTATAAGGCGGGAAACAGTCCGCCTGAATCTATCGTGATTCCGTCACAGGATAGCCTACAAAGTTAAACAACCAAATAGCCCACCGCCAGATTGCTTAGACGACCGTGCGGACAGCTCCCCCGAAGGGACTGTTCTCGCGGTCGTTTTTTATTTTTACCCAAGGAGACAAGCCATGTCAATTTACACTCTCGCCCGCCCACCGCCTGTTTGACGGTCGTACTCACTCGCTCTCACGGCTCGTGTGAGCAACAAAAATCTGAATTTTTAAGGAGTCAATAATGGAAAATCAACGCTTTATCGAAATCGACGGAGAGCAAATCCCCGTCACAGAAGAAGTCTACAGAGCCTACAAACGCCCACTTTGGGCAGAACACAAACGCAAAGAACGTGCCAAGAGATGCCGTGATGAGAACGGCTTCCGCTGCACCAAGGACTGCCGCACCTGCGAAAAGTCTCGCGAGGGCAGTGACCTTTCCCTCAACAAGTTTAACGAAGAAGGCTACGAAGTCGCTGATTCGGTGGATTTGGCTGAGTTGGTGGCAGACAAGCTACTCCTCGAACAGCTTGTAGCCGCCCTTAACGATTTAGACCCGGACGAGCAATCGCTCATCAACGCTCTTTTCTATAATGACCGCACCGAGCGTGATTATGCCACTGAAATCGGTATATCTCATCAGGCGGTGGGCAAGCGCAAGCAAAAGGTCATTGAGAAACTTCGCAGCATTTTGGGTGCTAAATAAAAACTTTCGGCCTCGGTTGCCAAACCTCCCTTCGCTGTCCTGTGGATGGTGAGGGGAGCAAACCTCTCTAAGAAAAGGAGGTAGACCAATGGAAACAAAGGCCAAAAACACGGACACAGAATTGCGCGATGTCGACCTTGACGAAGAACTCGCCGGTATCCTGACAGCGATAAGCATTGTGTCAAAACGTCTCGCCAAGAAGCTGCTCGCACTCCAAAAGCGAGATGAGTCAACCGAGAAAGGAGGAAATCCTGATGAGCAAGATGAGTGAACTCGACCTCTGCATCGGTGAATTGCGAAGCGCCGCACAGTCGCTTACGGCGGTGGCGGATAGTTTGACATCATTATTCGGCAATAGCGGTAATGCAGAGCCGGCGGGAAAAGCACTGCCATCCGAGACCAAGGCAAAGCCTGTCACGCTGGAGCAGGTGCGAGCCGTACTCGCTGAAAAGTCCCGAAGCGGTCATACAGCCGATGTTAGGAATCTGCTGCAAAAGCACGGTGCATCGAAGCTGTCGGAAATTGACCCGACGAAATTTGAATCCCTGCTTGGGGAGGCCAACGCCATCGGGCTTGGGGAGGTTGAACATGGGTAACCACGCACTCCTTTCAGCTTCATCAAGCCATAGGTGGCTCAACTGCACACCATCGGCACGGCTCTGCGAACAGTACGAGGACAAAGGCAGCGACTATGCCGCCGAAGGCACGGAAGCCCATGCCCTTGGCGAGTACAAACTGAAGACTGCACTTGGCATTAAAGCGAAAGACCCAACATCAGCCCTGACCCGCTTCTCCGAGGAGGTGGACGAGTGTGCCAACGGCTACGCCGCCTATATCCTTGAACTGGTGGAGACGGCAAAACAGACCTGTGCCGACCCCGTTGTGCTTATTGAGCAGAAGCTTGATTTCTCCAAGTATGTGCAGGAAGGTTTCGGCACCGGCGACTGCGTGATTATTGCAGACGGCACTCTTCACATCGTGGACTATAAACACGGACAAGGAGTACTCGTGGAGGCAATCGACAACCCTCAAATGAAGCTGTATGCATTGGGTGCGTTGGAGTTATTTGACGGCATCTATGACATCAACGAGGTGTCAATGACCATCTATCAGCCAAGGCGTGACAACATCAGCACTCACACGGTTTTCAAAGAATCACTCTACCAATGGGCGGAGGAAGTGCTGAAACCCACAGCTGAAATTGCTTACGCCGGCAAGGGTGAGTACAACTGCGGTGAATGGTGTCAATTCTGCAAGGCGAAGTACGAGTGTAGAAAACGTGCCGAGCGGAACATGGAACTCGCAAAGTTGGAATTCAGCCGCCCGCCCTTGTTGGAGGACGATGAAATTGAATCCATTCTCGGCAAGATAGACGACCTTATCTCTTGGGCTTCCGACATTAAGGATTATGCCCTACAAGCTGCCCTCGGCGGTAAGCCGTGGCAAAATTGGAAGGTTGTCGAAGGCAAGAGCAACCGCAAGTATGTCAACGAGGACGCCGTCGCTAAAGCCGTGACCACGGCAGGCTACGACCCTTACGAACACAAGGTGATGGGAATCACCGCTATGGAAAAGACACTCGGTAAAGCCAAATTCGCCGAACTGCTCGGCGGGTTGGTCGAAAAACCGCAAGGTAAACCAACGCTCGTGCCGGAGGGCGACAAACGTCCGGCAATCAATACTGCCAAAAACGATTTTATGGAGGTAAAAGACAATGGCTAATCAGACAATGAATCGCAAGAACCCGAACCCCACCCCTAATCCTACAAAGGTTATTACGGGTGAAGCAAGGCTCTCCTACGCCAATCTGTGGGAACCGAAATCCATCAACGGCGGAACGCCGAAGTATTCGGTCAGTATCATTATCCCTAAGAGCGACACCCGCACTATCTCCAAGATTAAGGCGGCAATTGAAGCGGCGTACTGTGAAGGCGAAACCAAACTGAAAGGCAACGGCAAAACCGTTCCTGCGCTCGCTGCACTCAAGACACCGCTACGCGACGGAGACTCAGAACGCCCCGACGACGAAGCCTACGTCGACAGCTATTTCATCAATGCCAACAGCAGCACAGCTCCCGGTATCGTAGACAGCTCCTGCGAGACCATCTTTGAACGTTCACAGATTTACAGCGGAGTGTATGCCCGTGCCAGCGTGAATTTTTACGCATTCAATAGTAACGGCAACAAGGGCATCGCTTGCGGACTGAACAACATTCAGAAGCTGCGTGACGGTGAACCGCTCGGCGGCAAGCCAAGAGCCGAGGACGACTTTGCCACCGAAGACGATGAAGATTTCCTCAGCTAAACGATTACACAGACGGCACGAGGGCGGTGAGGAAACTTGCCGCCCTTCTGCGTTATGGAGGGCTTATGAAAACACTTAGCATTGATATTGAAACCTATAGCAGCACTGACCTCAACAAGTGTGGTGTGTATAAATACGCTGAATCGCCGGACTTTGAAATCCTGTTGTTTGGCTACTCCGTGGACGGCAGTGAGGTTCAGGTGATTTCTCTCGCCGATGGAGAGAGTATTCCAACCGATATCCTCAACGCCCTGACGGATGACGCCGTGCAAAAATGGGCTTTCAACGCCAACTTCGAGCGGGTGTGCCTTTCCCGATTCCTCCCGGATATGGGCGTCAGTCTTGATCCCTTTGCTGATAACCACTTTTCGTCTCAACACCTCGGCAAGGCGAAATACCTGAATCCCAAATCGTGGCGTTGCGCTATGGTCTGGTCGGCGTATATGGGTCTACCCCTTTCGCTTGAAGGCGCGGGTGCGGTTTTGGGATTGGAAAAGCAGAAACTGACTGAGGGGAAAGAACTAATCCGCTATTTCTGCAAACCATGCTCCGCTACCACTTCCAACGGGCAACGCACCCGAAATCTTCCTACTCACGCACCCGATAAGTGGGCGGCATTCAAGGCATATAACCGCCGTGATGTAGAAACGGAAATGTCAATACAGGAGCGGCTCGCAAATTTCCCTGTGCCGGAACTCATATGGAACGAGTATGCTCTCGACCAAGAAATAAACGACCGAGGCGTAATGGTGGATATGACGCTCGTCAGGAACGCTATCGCCACCGACGCCCGCTCCAAAGCGGAACTGACCCGCATGATGAAAGAAATCACGGAACTCGACAACCCGAACTCAGTGGCACAGATGAAGCAATGGCTTGCAGATAACGGCTTGGAGACCGACACCCTCGGCAAAAAAGCGGTTGCTGAACTATTGAAAACAGCACCGAAGCCACTCGGTCAGGCGTTGTCGCTTAGGCAGCAGTTGGCGAAATCCTCGGTCAAGAAATATCAGGCGATGGAGAACGCTGTCTGCTCCGATGGTCGTGCAAGGGGTATGTTCCAGTTTTATGGCGCAAACCGAACCGGCAGATGGGCTGGGCGCTTAATTCAAATGCAAAATCTTCCGCAGAACCATCTGCCAGACCTTGAACAGGCACGGAATTTGGTGCGTGGTGGCGACTTCGCAGCCATGGAATTACTCTATGATTCCGTGCCGGAAGTGTTGTCAGAGTTAATCAGGACGGCATTCATCCCGAAGCCCGGCACGAAGTTCGTGGTAGCCGACTTTTCGGCAATTGAAGCCCGCGTCATCGCATGGCTTGCCGGTGAGCAGTGGCGCAACGAGGTATTTGCTACCCACGGCAAGATTTATGAAGCCTCCGCAAGCCAGATGTTCCATGTACCGATTGAAGAAGTCACCAAAGGCAGTCCGCTTCGGCAAAAAGGCAAAATCGCGGAACTCGCCCTCGGATACGGCGGTTCTGTCGGTGCACTCAAAGCGATGGGCGCATTGGAGATGGGTTTGTTGGAAGACGAGCTCCAACCTCTTGTCACGGCATGGCGGGCTTCAAACCCAAACATCGTCAGGCTTTGGTGGGAGGTTGATAAAGCAGCTATAAAGGCTGTCAGGGACAGGACTGTCACCGAAACCCACGGTATCCGCTTTGGAGTGCAAAGCGGAATGCTCTTTATAACCCTGCCTTCGGGCAGGCGGCTCTCTTATGTAAAACCCCGAATTGGTTCTAATCAGTTTGGCTCAGATTGCGTGACCTACGAGGGCGTTGGCGGCACGAAGAAATGGGAACGGCTTGAAAGCTACGGACCCAAATTTGTGGAGAACATCGTACAGGCCACCAGCCGCGATATCCTAAGCTATGCAATGCAGGCGCAAAGGTGCTGCGACATCGTGATGCACGTCCATGATGAAATGGTCATCGAAGCTGACTCGCGAATGTCCACCAAGGTTCTCTGCGAACAAATGAGCCGTACACCACCATGGGCTGAAGGACTTTTACTTCATGCCGATGGCTATGATTGCCCATTTTATAAAAAAGATTAAGCGGTTGGTTGCCAAGTAGCCCCTTGCTGTCCTGTGGATGGTGAGGGGTTTACAGCCTCTCGAAAAATAATTTTTCAGGAGGCAATTTATGGACAATCAACTGCAAGTGTTCTCTTATGAGGGGAACGAAGTAAGGACAGTACACCAAGGCGACGAAACGCTCTGGGTGCTGAAAGATGTATGCGAGGCTCTTGGTTTATCAGACACAAACAAGGTGGCAGAGCGTTTGGACGGCGATGAGCTGACCCGAATCAAATTCGTGTCAGGTGGTCAGACCCGCGAAATGTACGCCGTGAGCGAGAGCGGTCTTTACAATGTTATCCTCCGCTCCGACAAGCCTGATGCCAAAAGGTTCAAACGCTGGGTCACACATGAAGTGTTACCTTCCATCCGCAGGCACGGTGCGTATCTCACTCCCGCCAAATTGGAGGAGATGATGAACGACCCTGATGCTTGGATTAAGGTGCTAACCGCCCTTAAAGACGAGCGCGCCGCAAAGGAACGTCTCCAATTGGAAGCTGCCAAAAACGAACCAAAGGTTATTTTTGCCGACGCCGTTTCGGTTTCCGATGGCACAATCCTCATCGGTGAACTGGCGAAAATCCTCAAGGGCAATGGCATCGAAATCGGACAGAACCGCCTGTTCGAAAAATTGCGTCAGGACGGTTACCTCATCAAGCGCCAAGGCACGGACTACAACGCCCCGACGCAGAGAGCAATGGAACTGGGGTTGTTCAGAGTAAAGGAGACCGCCATCACACACTCGGACGGTCACGTTACCATCAGCAAGACAACGAAGGTCACCGGCAAAGGACAGCAGTATTTTATCAACTTATTTCTTGGAAAAGGGGTAAACGACAATGACTAATGAAAAGAAACAAACCATCAAAACGGCTCTGAAGAAGGTTGGCAAGGCAATATGGTCTGCAATCCCATGGGTACTGATTTGGATTGGAGTGACCTGCTGGTTCTCCCTTGTATTCATTCTTGCAGATAAAACCGAGGAACAAGAATCACAAATAACCGCACTTCAATCAGAGAATAAGCAGCTTGATGAAGAAGTCGACTGGCTCCGCACGCTTGTGGAGCAGTATTACCAAAGGGAGGTGCCTGATGAACAAATACAACAATGAAGGCTATCTCGACCCGACCGCTTATGAGGCTCTGACGGCAGTCGAACGCGAGGAAAAAGCAAAACAGTATCTCCCGCTTATATATATCGCATCTCCTTTTGCAGGAGCTATGGAACGAAACACCGAGAAGGCACGGGGTTATTGCAGGTTTGCGGTCAGCAAGGGGTGTATTCCTCTTGCTCCGCACCTGCATTACCCGCAGTTTATGGATGATGATGATCCAAAACAAAGAGAACTTGGGCTTCGCTTCGCCCTTATCCTGCTTGGCAAATGCGATGAGTTATGGGCTTTCGGCTCACCTTCCGAGGGCATGAGCCGTGAAATCGCCAAGGCTCGCAAGCGCAATATCCCTATCCGTTTTTTCAATGGCAAATGTGAGGAGGTGTCCAACTATGGCATCTAAACGGTCAACCCCGAAGCCCATAGAACCCATTAAGACCAATTTTGATGTATGGAAAGAGTCGCTCACGCCCGAATTTGTTGCCAATCATCACTTCATTGTGTTGGCTTGCGGTGCTTGCCCTGCCTTTGGCAAAACCTGCAACAAGTACGATACGACCTGCCGTGGTAATTTCCTGAATTGGGCGAGAGGCAAATTTGAAGAGGAGGTCACAAAAGAATGCGAGACCTAAAAATATCCTACGGCGACAGCCGTCTGTCGAAACGATGGGTAAACAAAAAAACCACCTTTGATGAGTTGTGTGAGCGGTTCAAGGTCACCCGCCGCACTACGGAAACGGTCGCCGAATACCAGAAATTTACCAAAGACCGCCGCGACACGACCAAGGATGTGGGCGGCTATGTCCTCGGTCACCTTAAGTCCGCACGGCGCAAGAAGGACACGGTCGATAGCCGTTCAGGGATTACCCTTGACGCCGACCACGCCGACAGTGGCTTTATTGACACGGTGGAGATGCTGTTCCCACACAACTGTGCCATCTACTCCACCCATAGTCATACGCCAAAAACCCCAAGACTTCGTGTGGTTATTCCTCTCTCCCGTGATGTTACGCCGGACGAATACGCCGCTCTATCAAGGCTTGTGGCAGATGAAATCGGTATGGATTTCTTTGATGATTCCACCTATGAGCCGGAGCGTTTGATGTACTGGCCATCCACGCCGTCTGATGGGGAGTATGTGTTCAAGGTAATTGACGGTGATGAACTCGACCCCGACAAATATCTCTCAAAGTTATCCGACTGGCGGGACTGCTCGCTCTGGCCGACATCGAGCCGTCAGTCCGAGGTGATACAGCGTAGCATCCATCAGCAACAAAACCCGCTTGAAAAAGAAGGTGTGGTCGGTGCGTTTTGCCGTTCTTACTCTATAGAGGACGCAATCGCAGCATTCCTGCCCGACATTTACGAGCCTTCTGCGATGACGGGGCGTTACGATTATATCGCTGCCGACTCAAGTGCGGGTGTTGTTCTGTATGAAGGTAAATGGGCTTATTCACACCATGCCACCGACCCTGCCTGTGGCAAGCTATTGAACGCCTTTGATCTTGTTCGTGTCCACAAATTCACAGACCTTGATGATAAAGCGGGTTTCAAGGCGATGAGCGAGTTTGCCTTAAAAGACGAAAAGGTAAACACCCTGATTGCGGAGGAGCGCATCGCCGCCGCCGAGACGGAATTTGCTGAGAGCGAGGACTGGATGTCACGGCTTCAAAGGGAGAAAAGCGGTATCCTCTGCAATACACTCGGCAACCTTCTCCTTATTTTGAACAACGATGATGCCATCAGTGGCATCCGCCACAATAAACTGGCAAACCAAATATATGGGGAGAACCTACCGTGGGAGCGACCGCACCCGCCTTGGCGTGATGCGGACACTGCTCAGCTTGTGGCATATGTGGATAAACGCTACGGCACCTTCTCGGCTCGCAATTATGAACTGGCTCTCACCAAGGTTTCCGATGACCGCGCCTATCACCCGATACAGGAGTACCTGAACAGCCTGCCTCCATGGGACATGGTTCCCCGAATGGACACGCTGCTCATCGATTATCTTGGTGCGGAGGATTCTCCCTACACAAGAGCCGTTACCCGAAAAACGCTCGTGGCAGCGGTGGCTCGCATTTTAAATCCCGGCGTGAAGCACGACTCCATCCTTGTGCTAAACGGTAAGCAGGGCATCGGGAAGTCCACACTGTTTTCAAGACTCGGCCGGCAATGGTACTCAGACAGCCTCTCAATTTCAGATATGAAGGATAAGACTGCGCCCGAGAAGCTGCAAGGCTACTGGCTACTCGAACTGGGAGAACTTGCGGGTATTAAAAAAATGGACGTGGAGACGGTGAAATCGTTCATCACCCGAACCGACGACAAATACCGCCCCTCTTACGGCAGAGCCGTGGAAAGCCACCCTCGTCAATGCATCATCGTGGGAACAACCAACTCGGATGGTGGTTTCTTAAGAGACATCACGGGCAATCGCCGCTTTTGGCCTGTACGGGTTTCGGGCGGCGGCAAGTACCACGCTTGGGAACTTACGGAGACAGACCAGATTTGGGCGGAAGCCATAGTTAGGTACACCGAGGGCGAGGAATTGTTCCTGAAAGGCGATATTGCGTTAGCGGCATTTGCCGAACAGCGGGACGCTATGGAGAATGATGACCGTGAGGGCTTGGTTGCGGAGTACCTTGAAGAAATGTTGCCTGATAACTGGGATACGATGGACATTTACCGCAGACTCGAATATATCCGCTCTACTGACGACCCCACAAGGGCAAAAGGAACTATGCGCCGGAATCAGGTCTGCGTGATGGAGATTTGGTGCGAGTGCTTCGGAAAGTCACGCGAATCCATCAAGAAAGCCGACTCCTACGAGATTGAGGGCATCTTGGGCCAAATAGGCGGTTGGGCGAAGTACGAGGGCAACAAGACAGGCAAAAAAGCTGTCCCCATGTACGGTGTCCAGCGTGTATTCGTGAGGGACAAATGAGGACAGAATCTTTGCTCATGATTGCCTGTCGGGGTTTGGGCAACCTTAATCGGCAATGTCGCAAGCCCCGAATATACAACGGTTTCACCACAGACATTGCCCATATTGCCGATGTTATCCCTATTAAATCTTATTTTAATACTAATAAGAGCAATGAGCATACTGGGTACGCCCGCGTAGGAATTATAGGCAGAATCGGCAAAATGGGCAATGAGAAAAACGGAGGTTTATATGCGAGAGAAAACATTGGAACGCAAACTCACGGAGGCTGTCAAGTCGATGGGAGGTATCGCACCCAAGTTTATAAGCCCCGGCTTCGATGGAATGCCCGACCGCCTTTTGCTTCTCCCCGATGGAAAGTGCGGCTTTGTGGAAGTAAAGCGGCAAGGAGAAAAACCCCGACCGCTGCAGGAGTCAAGGCACGGGATGTTACGGCGGCTGGGATACAAAGTTTATGTATTAGACCATTCAGAACAGATTGGAGGTGTGCTTCGTGAAATATCAACCTCATAACTATCAGGAGTACGCAACAGCTTTCATTGAAGCAAACCCCATATCCTGCCTCCTACTTGACATGGGACTTGGCAAGACGGCGATTACCCTGACCGCCCTTTCCGACCTGTTATTTGACAGCTTCAAAGCACACCGCATACTGGTCATCGCTCCACTTCGTGTAGCCCGTGACACTTGGCCGGAGGAACTGCGGAAATGGGAACACCTCTCTGACCTGCGTTTTTCCGTGGCGGTCGGTACGGAATCTGAACGCAAAGCAGCACTTTGGAAGCAAGCCGACATTTACATTATAAACCGCGAGAATGTGCAATGGCTCATTGATGAAAGCGGTCTGCCCTTCGATTTTGACACTGTGGTGGTAGATGAGTTGTCTTCTTTTAAGAACTATCAGTCAAAGCGATTCAGGTCGCTGATGAAAGCCCGCCCTAAGGTCAAGCGTATCATCGGGCTGACTGGAACACCGAGCAGCAACGGTCTGATCGACTTATGGGCTGAGTTTCGACTTCTTGATATGGGTCAGCGACTTGGAAGATTCATCGGACAGTACCGTACTGACTACTTTGTCCCCGACAAGCGTAACGGTCAGGTCATTTTCAGCTATAAGCCACAGCCTTCCGCCGAGAAACGGATATACGCCAAAATCGCCGACATTGCCATCAGTATGAAGTCCACCGACCACCTAAAGATGCCAAAACTCGTGACCGCCGAATATCCCGTGCGGATGTCTGAGGATGAGCGGGAACGGTATGACGAGATGAAGCGGGATTTGGTGCTTCAGCTTTCCGATGGCGAGATAACGGCTGCCAATGCCGCCGCTCTTTCCAATAAGCTGTGCCAAATGGCAAATGGAGCGGTTTATAGCGACAGCGGAGATTTTCACCATATCCATGACCGCAAACTTGATGCTTTGGAGGATTTAATCGAAGCCGCCAACGGCAAACCCGTCATGGTAGCATACTGGTTTAAGCACGACTTGGAGCGGATTTCCTTAAGGCTGAAATCCCGCCACATTCCGTTTTCCAAGATGGATACGTCGGAATCAATCGCCCGATGGAATCGCGGTGAGTTGCCTATCGCCCTCATCCACCCCGCTTCGGCGGGTCATGGGCTAAACCTGCAAAGTGGCGGCAACACAATTATATGGTTCGGGCTGACTTGGAGTTTGGAACTTTACCAACAGACCAATGCCCGCCTGTGGCGGCAGGGTCAGCAGTCCGAAACGGTGGTCATCCACCATATCACCGCAAAGGACACAATCGACGAGCGGGTCATAAAAGCCCTATCCGAAAAGGACAAGACGCAGACCGCCTTAATCGACGCGGTGAAAGCAAATCTGTGACAATCAACGGAGTCAAAAGCTGCCAATCCGAGGGGAATTCTTCATCAAAATCGGAGGTAGCCAATGAATACAGAAAAACTGACGGCGAAGGAGTATCTCTCCCAAGCTTACCGCATAGACCAACGAATCAATTCTAAACTGGAGCAGGTGAAATCTTTGCGTGAACTGGCAACGAAAGCAACCGCCACACTGTCTGATATGCCGCGAAGCCAAAGCCCGAACTTCCACCGCATGGAGGACTTCATCGCTAAGGCTTTAGATTTGGAATCGGAAATCAACGCCGATCTTAAAACACTCATTGACCTGAAACGTGAAGTGGTCACCATCATCAAGTGCGTGGAGCGCACCGAACTCCAAACCATTCTGGAGATGCGCTACCTCTGCTTTGAGACGTGGGAAGAAATCGCTGTGGCTCTCCATTACGACCTACGCCATATCCACCGCCTGCACGGCAGGGCTTTAGAGGAAGTCGATTTAATCCGTCGCCACCAATGAGGATGTCACTAAATGTCATAGAAAGCCACGAGGCTCTTATGATATTGTTATGATGGCGAAACAATGAGGGCGTTCCTACACGGGGGCGTCCTTTTTCTATACCCTGAGAACGGAGGGAAAACAAATGCCCTACAAAGCAAAGAAGCCTTGTTCGCACCCCGGTTGTCCCAAGCTGACTAACGGGCGGTACTGTGAGGAACACGCCAAGGCTGAGGCAAAGCGATACAACCAAATCGACCGAGACCCCAAAGCCAACAAACGCTACGGCAGGAGTTGGAACAGAATTAGAGCGGCGTTCCTTTCTGCAAACCCTCTATGCGAGATGTGCAAGGGACAGGGACGGCTTGTTTCCGCAACGCTCGTTCACCACAGGCGCAAGCTGACCGACGGTGGAACGAACGATTGGGCGAATCTTCAAGCTCTCTGTTCCGAATGCCATAGCCGTCTGCACGCAGAGAAAGGTGATTACTTTTAGATATGTCGATGACCAAGGGGCGGTCTGCATCTCTACAACCTTTTGACCGGGCAGCGCGCTCGGCCTATCGTGTGAATTTTTCAAAAATCAAAAATCAAAAAATCAAAACAGAAATCAAAATCAAAGCGAGGTGACGCTCATGCCCAGCGGAGGGTATCGTCCGGGGGCAGGTCGCCCTCGAAAAAATATAAGTGATAAAAAACTCGAAGGCAAAGCTACTGGCACGAATAGCACGGGTCAGCCCAAGCCCAAAAAGGTCAATTCCAAAAACGTGATGGCTGATTACTTCTCGATGGCAATGAAGGAATGTGAAAAGGAAGTACCGTCAGCCGACGTGCTGCGAAATGAAATTGAAGAGTACATTACGGCTCGTGGCTGTGAAGGTTATGTTGCTCCGCAGACGATAACGGACTATGTGCTAAACAGGCAGGGTTTTCTTGCCTGCGAAGCGATGAACCGAAAAATCGGTCGCATGACCAAAGACTTGAAACTATCGCCTTATGTGACCGCGGGTTCAGCATACTACAAAGCGATGCAGGGTGACTTCAACCTGATTATGCAAATCATTAACCGCCACAGCGGTACGGGAGGCGAAGAAAAAAACGCCTTTTTAGAATTACTCACAAACAGGGGGTTTTAATAAATGCAGACTACAGAACGATTTGAAAAAGTGAATATAGACCGGCTTGTGCCATATGCGCGAAACGCTCGCACCCACAGCAAGGAGCAGATTTTACAACTCCGCTCTTCTCTTCGTGAGTTCGGGTTCGTCAACCCTGTCATCGTTGACAAAGACCTGAACATCATCGCGGGACACGGACGCATTATGGCAGCGAAAGAAGAAGGTATGACTGAAATTCCCTGCGTGTTTGTGGAACATTTGACCGAAGCCCAGAAAAAAGCGTATATCCTCGCCGATAACCGTCTCGCTCTCAGTGCAGGCTGGGACGAGGAACTGCTCGCCTTGGAGTTTGCCGACTTGAAAGACCTCGGTTTCGACCTTGGATTGACAGGCTTCGATGAAAAAGAAATAGAGAAGCTGTTTGCCGCCGACGGCAATGATATACAAGATGATGAGTTTGATCTCACAGCCGCCCTTGAACAGGCGGCTTTTGTTTTGCCCGGCGATATATGGACTCTCGGGCGGCACCGCCTCATATGCGGCGATGCGACCGATGCCGATACGGTGAAAAGACTGATGGACGGACGCAAAGCGAACCTCGTCCTGACCGACCCACCGTACAATGTCGGATTCGAGTCGGCAAGCGGGCTGAAGATTAAGAACGACAGCATGAAAGCCGAGCAGTTCTATAGCTTTCTGCTCTCCTCATTCCGTAACCTTGCTGACAATTTAGAGTCCGGTGGCTCTGCGTATATTTTCCACGCCGACACAGAGGGCGAAAACTTCCGTAGAGCGTTCCGCGAGGCGGGCTTCCACCTCTCCGGTACTTGCATCTGGGTCAAGGACAGCTTTGTCATGGGCAGAAGCCCGTATCAATGGCAGCACGAGCCTATCCTCTATGGCTGGCTTAAAACGGGCAGTCACAAATGGTACGCAGGTCGAGCCGAAGCTACGATATGGAACTTCGCCAAACCTAAGCGCAACAGCGACCACCCGACCAGCAAGCCACTCGACCTACTCGCTTACCCTATCAGGAACAGCAGTCAGGCGAATGGCATCGTGCTTGACACCTTCGGTGGTTCAGGCAGTACCCTGATTGCCTGCGAACAAGCTGACCGAATCTGCAATATGCTCGAATTGGATGAAAAATACGCATCTGTCATCCTGCGTCGTTATGCCGAATTCAAAGGCAACAGCGGTAAGGATATCATCTGCGAACGTGACGGCAAGACCATTCCTTACGCTGACTTGGTGAAGGAGGTGTCCGACCGTGGATGAGAAACTGACTCTCGGCTCGCTCTTTGATGGCTCCGGCGGTTTTCCGCTCGGAGCCATTTTAACAGGCATAGAACCACTCTGGGCTTCGGAAGTGGAGCCCTTTCCAATTCGGGTCACCACAAAACGATTCCCAAATATGAAGCACTACGGAGATATCAATAAAATAGACGGCACTCTTCTCCCGCCAGTTGATATCATCACGGCGGGTTTTTGCTGTCAGGATTTGTCCGTGGCGGGAAAACGTGCCGGGCTTCAAGGCGAGAGGTCGGGGCTGTTTTATCAGATACCGCGCATTATTAAAGAAATGCTCACCGCCACCAACAATGAATACCCGAAGTTCGCTGTTTTAGAGAACGTGCCGGGTATGTACAGTTCGGCGGACGGTGCAGATTTTCAGGAGGTACTCAATGAACTCATCAAAATTAAAGATAAAACCCTGTCAGTACCTTTGCCTGAAAAGGGCAAATGGTCAACATCGGGTGAAATTGTGGGAGACGGTTTCTCAGTCGGCTGGCGAACGCTTGACGCTCAATTTTGGGGAGTCGCCCAAAGACGCCGCCGTTGTTACATTGTCGTCGATTTTACAGGCGAATGTGCCGGAAAAATACTATTTGACGAGTCGCGCCTGCGAGGGAATCCTCCGCAGAGCGGCTTCCCGTGGCAAACAACTGCCAGAAGTACTGAGGTTGGCTCTGGAAGCACAGTCTGCATCTTAAATGATCAAGGCGGCTCGTACATGGATGTTTCCGAAAACATAACGGGAACACTTCGCTCGCAGGAACACGGGCATCAGCCCATCGTGTTTGAGCCGGGTGCGGCATCGAGGGTCGGTGGCCATTGCTGGCAAGACGAACCCACCGGCACGCTTCGTGCCGATATGGGCGATAATCAACTGGCGGTAGCGATAGAAAACCACCCAGCTGATTCAAGAATAAAAATTGATGGCAGCGGAACGATTCAAACACTAACAGAGCGTATGGGAACAGGTGGCGGTAACGTTCCGCTTGTCATGAATGAGCGGCAGTACGTCCTGACGGTCGGCGAGGATGTGGCGAACACCCTCACCGGCACAGACTTCAAGGGAACACAGTGTGTATTCGAACCGAAAACCCTAAAAATCCGCTCCGGCTGTGAGGGCGGCGGCAAGGGTGCGCTTGTACAGAATAACCTGTCGGCCACCCTGTCGACTGGCAACGACCAGACTGTGTTCGTTCCGAAGGTTTACGGCATCTGCTCTCAAGCGTCTAATTCCATGAAATCGACGAACCCGCACAGCGGCATCTACGAAGCCGAAACCGCAAGGACACTTGACACCTCCGTACCTGACCCAAACAAGAATGCAGGCGGCATGGCGGTGGTATCTGTTCAAGGTTCCATGATTGGGCGCGCGGATAAAAACGGTCCCCAAGGGAGTGGCATCGGCGAAGATGTCAGTTTTACCCTTACGGAGGCTGACCGCCACGTGGTGTGTTACCAAGATAAAGTCGGCTCCCTCTGCGCTTCCGATTATAAATTCCCTCAGCAACAGCAGATTGAGGAAGGCAAAGCGGTCGTGGAGCGAGTGGCGGTCGAGAATTACCAACACAGCGGCTACCGTGAAAGCAACACGGCGGGAACGCTTAAATCTACGGGTGGTACGAACGGTGGCGGCTCTGAAAGCGTAATTGTCGAGAACCGCTATGTTGTTCGCAGACTTACTCCGACTGAGTGCGCCTTGCTGCAAGGATTCCCTCCCAATTGGTGTGCGGGGCTTGAAACTATCCAGCCAACCGAGGATGACATCTCCTTTTGGTCGGAGGTTTGGGAAACGCACCGTAATATTATAGGTACATCCACCAAACCTAAGAGCCGAAACCAGATTATAAAGTGGCTGGGCGCCCCGCACTCCGATGCCGCCGAATACAAAATGTGGGGTAACGGAGTCGCTTTGCCATGCGTGGTATTCGTTCTCGGTGGGATTGTGTCATACACACAAGGATAAAGTGCTGTTTTTCCTTGATATTCGGTGCATTTATTTGTCCCTAAACGCTTGCTATTTAAGGCGTTTAGAGTGATATATGTAATCAACAAAGGGAGCAAAAACCCTTTGAAATCAAGGAAAACGGAGGAAACGCAAATGAAGATTTCTTACAATTTAACAGGCGCAGAACGAAAATCCATAGTAGCAGCAATCAGCAAAGAACTGAACGCTCCGACAAAGTATCTCGGAGCCCCGACTTTCGCCTATGAGGTCGGCGGTTACCACATTGACAAGAACGGTTTGGTCACAGGCGAGGACAACAGCGGGCTGGTCGCAGACCTTTGTGGGCTGCACGGTTTTAAGGCGGTCAGCGAGGAATACGATGTGATGACCACCGAAACCAACGAAGCCTCTGCATTTGAAGACTTGAACCTCACGGAACGCGAGGAACTTGGACTTGGGAAGGAACGTCACGACCACAGCGGCGAGGATGGAATGCAAGCAAGCGATGTTCCCGAAAGCTACACTTACCAAGCGGAACTCAGCGACCCCGACTGTCCTGACCGTATGGAGGTCTTCTCGGCTTCCACTGACTTGGAGGCTTGGCGGTTTGCGATGGACTTCTGCGAGGGCGATGTGGTTCTGCTTGAACTCAGGCAACTCGACGAGAATTATGATTTTGTGCGTGGGGTTGACATTGCCGAGTTACTCGCCGAAAACGAGGTCTACGACAGCTTTGCGGTGGAGTTTCCGAAAAACGGCTTGACCGACGCTCAGGTGGAAAACATTAAACGATTGGTTGATAGCAAGCGGACATTGCTGACAAAGGCACTCGGCAGGCCGATTAAGGTCAAAGACACAGGCGAAAACATTCAATTCATATATCCCTATTCCGAGGACACGGGAGTAGGGATTATTTATAGCCAACTGTCTACTGCCTTTGTCAAGCACGTCAAGAAGCACAGCAGGGTCACGGCGACAGAGCGTGATGTGGAAAGCGAGAAATTCGCCCTACGCACTTTTTTGGTGCGGCTTGGAATGAGCGGCGCCGAGTTCGGAGCAGCAAGGAAATGGCTCTGCCGTAACCTTTCAGGGAACGCTTCATTTCCCAACAACGCAAGCTATGCCGCTATGCAGGCGAGCCGCAGAAATGGAGGACAGACTAATGAGCAAGAATAACGGTTTCCCAAATAAGTCCGCCGTAGAGGCACGACGCTCAAGGTTTACCAAAGGTGCAAGGGTTGAATTGGTTTCTATGTCCGACCCCTACACAACACTTAAGCGGGGTGACCGAGGTACGGTTAATTTCGTGGACGACACCGGCACGGTTTTTGCTGAATGGGACAACGGCTCTACTCTTGGAGCGGTTTACGGCGAAGATGAAATCAGAATTCTATCTAAAGCTGAGGTTATTAAGGAACAATGCCGTAAAGTAGCCTCGACAGGTAAAAGTAATATGTTTGATGTCAATGCGGTTTTCAAAATTGCCCTCGAGATGGGCTACGGAGAATTAGCGGACTTCATGATGACGAACACCAAAGCCTATGGAGCGCTAATACTCACGGGCGAACTGGGCGACTCGGATATCATAGAACTTTAAGGAGGACACTACCATGTGGAGCGAAGGCATTATCACCTGCCCGATGACGGGTGACAAGTACAAATATTGGGTCAAGCATTATGAAGAAGGCAGCCAGTATGGAATTGACGGCGGCAAGGTGAGTAAACTTACTATCCGCAAACTGGACGAGTGTCGAGACCTTGTGAACTACGACCGTGGTTGGGATGTTGAACCCAACACCGATGAGGTCAAGGCGGTCTACGCCATCATTCTCAAAAAGTACAACTAAACTCGTAAACAATCGAGGACGCCCCGACAAGGGGCTGTCTCTCGTACAAATAGATTTCACAGGACTTCCGGACGGAGGTCTTTTTTATTGCCATGAAGGGAGGTTGCGCCGATGGGCGATTTCAAATACACACCTACAAAACTTATGTTGCCGACCAGTCGCTACGACGAGCGGCGAGCCGACTTTGCTGTGGGCTTTATACAAATGCTCCGGCATACTACCGGCGAATGGTTCGGCAAGCCGTTTCACCTTATGCCGTGGCAGGAGCAGATTGTTCGTGACATATTCGGTATCGTCGGCGAGGACGGATACAGGCAGTTTCGCACAGCATATGTCGAAGTTGGTAAGAAAAACGGTAAATCGGAACTTGCGGCGGCCATAGCCCTCTACCTTCTGTTTGCCGACGGTGAAGCAGGAGCCGAAGTTTATTCCTGTGCCGCTGATATAAACCAAGCCTCCATCGTGTTCAACACGGCAAAGGCTATGGTTGAGCAGTGTAAAGACCTTGCAGCAATATCAAAACTGTTACCGTCCACAAAACGGATTACATTTCCGCACACAAACAGCTTTTATCGTGTACTGTCGAGCGAGACAAAGTCCAAGCAGGGGTTCAATGTCTCCGGACTTATCTTCGATGAGTTGTTTGCTCAGCAGACCAGAGAACTTTTCGATACGATGACCAAGTTCACGGGCGATGCCAGACGGCAGCCGCTTTACTTTCTGATCACCACGGCGGGCAGGGACAAAACGAGCATTTGCTATGAGATTCACTGCAAGGCGAAAGCCGTGATGGACGGCAGCAAAATCGACCCATCCTTTTACCCCGCTGTCTTCGGTATTGAAGACGGTGATGACTGGGAAGACGATAAAGTCTGGAGGCGTGTCAATCCAAGCATTGGCGTGACCATTCCCTATGAAACTGTGCAAGCCGCCTATGAACAGGCAAAGCAAAACCCGGCTGAGGAGATGCACTTTCGGCAGTTCCGTTTGAACGAATGGTGCAATGCTGACATCCGCTGGATGCCTATGGATAAATGGGACGCTCTCGGTGAAGAAATCGACTGGGATAACTACGAGGGGCGCGATTGCTACTGCGGACTTGACCTATCCTCCACAGGCGACTTGACGGCTCTTGTACTGGTGTTCCCGCCAATGTCAGGCGACACCAAATATACGGTGATGCCATTCTACTGGTTGCCGGAGGAAGTTATTGACCTTCGCACCCGCCGTGACCATGTCCCATATGAGGTGTGGAAAAAGATTGGCGTTTTCAGTACCACCGAAGGTAATGTCGTGGATTATGACTACATCGTGGCGTTCATCGGCAAGTTGTCCGAGCGGTTCAAGATACGGGAAATTGCCTATGACCGATACGGTGCCGAGAAAATCCGTCGCGACCTCGAGGAACTCGGTGCGGAACACGCCTTTGAAGTAGTCCCCTTCGGACAGGGTTTTGTAAGTATGTCGCCGCCAAGCAAGGACTTCTACCAGTTTGTGATGGAGGGCAAAATCCGCCATGGTCGGCATCCTGTCCTTGATTGGAATATGGGTAATGTCATCATCGACCAAGACGCAGCGGGCAACATCAAGCCTAATAAAAAGAAATCCACCGAGAAAATCGACGGTGTTGTGGCAATGATTATGGGCTTTGCCAGAGCGACAATCGGTGGCGGTATCCCTCAAGGCTCAGTTTACGATGAAAGGGGGCTGTTGTTTATATGAGTATATTTTCAAGACTATGGCGACCACACAGCCGCGATAAACCTCGGAACTCCGTGGGCGGCGGGTGGTCGTTTCTATTTGGCGGCGCCACAAGCGGCAAGGCTGTGAATGAGCGGACAGCGATGCAAACATCGGCGGTATATGCCTGTGTGCGCATCCTGTCCGAATCCATCGCAGGCTTGCCGCTCCACGTTTACCGCTATACAAGCGACGGCGGTAAAGAACGAACGGCTATGCATCCGCTTTACCGTATGCTCCATGACGAGCCAAACCGTGAGATGACCTCTTTCGTGTTTAGGGAAACGCTTATGGCTCACCTGCTTTTGTGGGGCAACGCCTACGCGCAGATTATCCGTGACGGGCGCGGCTACCCAGTGGCGCTCTATCCAATGCTACCTGACCGTATGAGCGTAGACCGTGATTCGAAAGGCGAACTGGTCTACACCTACCAAAGCGACAAAGGTCAGGTCAAGCTACGAAAAGAGAGCGTCCTGCATATCCCCGGCTTGGGCTTCGACGGACTTATAGGGTATTCGCCCATTGCGATGGCAAAGAACGCTGTCGGTCTTGCCCTTGCTACAGAGGACTATGGAGCTGCGTTTTTCGCCAACGGCGCAAACCCCGGCGGTGTATTGGAACACCCCGGTGTAATTAAACCGGAGCAAGCTGACAGGCTTCGTGAAAGCTGGGCGACGCAATTTGGCGGTGCGAATGCTCACAAGGTGGCTGTGCTTGAAGAGGGCTTGAAGTTTCACCAAATAAGCATACCGCCCGAACAGGCACAGTTTTTAGAGACACGGAAGTTTCAGATAAACGAAATCGCTCGTATTTTCCGAGTGCCGCCCCACATGGTGGGCGACCTTGAAAAGAGCAGCTTTTCCAATATCGAGCAGCAATCCTTGGAATTTGTGAAATACACCCTCGATCCTTGGGTGGTCAGGTGGGAGCAGAGTTTACAGCAATCCCTCATCCTACCCTCCGAAAAATCGGCGGTGTTCATCAGGTTCAATTTAGACGGATTGATGCGCGGCGATTATCAGAGCCGTATGCAGGGCTACAGCGTGGGCATTCAAAACGGCTTTTACAGCGTCAATGACGTGAGGGGTTTGGAAGATCTGAACCTTCTGCCCGATTCCGAGGGCGGCAACATCCACGTCTTAAACGGCAATATGGTCAAACTCGCCGACGTGGGTGCGGCCTATAAATCAAACGAAGAGGAGGAAACACCGTGAAAAGCAAGCTAAAGAAATTTTGGGACTGGGCGCGCGACGAGACCACCGGCGAGCGAGTCCTCTACTTCGACGGGGAAATCTCGGAGGAGACTTGGTGGGGCGACGAAGTGACGCCTAAAATGTTCCGCGATGAGTTGTTCAAAGATACTGGCAACATCACCATTTGGCTGAACTCACCGGGCGGAGACTGCGTGGCGGCAAGCCAAATCTACGCCATGCTGATGGACTATCCGCACAGCGTTACGGTCAAGATTGATGGCATCGCAGCTTCGGCGGCAAGCGTCATCGCTATGGCGGGAACAAAGGTGCTTATGGCTCCCACCGCTCTCATGATGATTCATAACCCGCTGACAATCGCCATCGGCGACAGCGAGGAAATGCGTAAAGCCATCGAAATGCTCGCCGAGGTCAAAGAAGCCATCGTCAACGCTTACCAAATCAAGACGAGCCAGTCAAGGGCAAAAATCAGCCACTTAATGGACGCGGAGACTTGGATGAACGCCAACAAGGCAATTGAAATGGGCTTCGCAGACGGCATCTTGGAGGATGCAAAGCGCAAGAACTCGGAGGATGTGACATTCGCCTTCTCAAGACGAGCGGTTACAAACTCCCTGCTTGGTAAGGTAATGCCCAAAACACAGCAAAACCCAAAACTGAACCCGAAACGCCGAAAGGCGTGGACGCTGAGTCGCTGAAGAAGCGGCTCAATTTGATTATCCACTAAATTTATGGAGGTAATGACAATGAGTACAATCCTTGAACTGCGCGAGAAGCGCAACAAAATCTGGAACACCGCTAAGGAGTTCCTCGACCAGAAGCGTGGTGCGGACGGCATGGTTCCGCCTGAAGCCGCAGCCGAATACGACAAGATGGAATCCGATATGGTTTCCCTCGGCAAGGAAATAGAGAGGTTGGAACGCCAGCAGGCGTATGATCTCGAAATGGCGAAGCCGACTACAAGTCCTATCGCCAATGCACCAACCAAACCTGCTGAAGCTAAAATTGGCAGGGCTTCCGACGAATACAAAGCGGACTTCGGTAAAATTCTGCGTGGTAAGCAGCCCATCAACAATGTCCTTAGCACCTCGCCCGATACCGACGGCGGCTATCTTGTGCCACTTGAGTTCGAACGTCAGATTGTGACCAGCTTGGAGGAAGCAAACATTATCCGCTCCATCGCTAAAACCATCACAACCTCGGCGGAGCGTAAAATCCCTGTTGCGGCAACGCACAGCACCGCCCAGTGGACTGCGGAGAATGGCTCCTACACCGAGAGCAACCCGACCTTCGACCAGAAGACCATCGACGCTTTCAAGCTGACCGATCTTGTGAAAGTCAGTCTTGAACTCCTGCAGGATTCGATGTTTGACTTGGAGTCCTATATTGCCGCAGAGTTTGCAAGGGCATTCGGAGTAGCTGAGGAGCAGGCTTTCTGCGTCGGCACCGGCACGGGTCAACCTACAGGTATTTTCACTGCAAACGGCGGTCATGTCGGTGTGACGGCAGGTTCTGCCACAGCAATTACCGTAGACAACCTCATCGACCTAATTTATTCCCTTAAATCCCCATACCGCAGGAATGCGGCCTTCCTCATGCAGGATGTGACGATTTCTGCCCTTCGCAAACTGAAGGACGGCAACGGCGTGTATGTGTGGCAGCCGTCGGTTCAGGCCGGTCTGCCTGACAGATTGCTCGGCTACCCGATTTACACCAGCCCCTATGTGCCTGCGGCAACGGCCTCATCTCTGCCGATTGCCTTTGGTGATTTCAGCAACTACTGGATTGCCGACCGTATGGGCAGAACGGTTCAGCGCCTGAATGAACTCTATGCCGGAAACGGTCAGGTTGGCTTTATCGCTACCGAGCGTGTTGACGGCAAGGTAATCCTGTCCGAGGGCATTCAACTTCTCAAGATGGGTTCGTAAAGGAGGACGTAATATATGGCTGATAACACTTACAGCACAAAAAACTACCAAGAACAAGGCGGCGAAAAGTGGGTAATCGGCGGGACTTTGGAAGTCCTGCCGACCGCCACTGTCACTGGTCTTCCCTCTGACCCGCTGCAAGTGGCGACCAACGCTACACTCGGTGGGATAAAAGCCCCGGCAAAGACAGATGAAGCCGTACCCGTAGCGGTTGACGAGGACGGCTTTTTATTTGTCCCAGAAGTAACTGTCCCTACTGTTCCTGTCGCCGAAGCGGTGGCTGATAGTGTGGCTGAGGACGTTGCCGGAGTAAACACTGTCATTAACGCAATTCTCGCATCGCTAAAAGCCGCAGGGCTGATGGCAACTGAAACCGAGCCGGAATAAGGAGGTGAGCGGCGATGATGCCAACGGAACTGTTACCACTGGTCAAGGATAACCTCATCCTGACCCACGACCAAGACAATGCTTTGCTCTTGCGGCTCATCGCTGCCGCCGTAAACTTTGCCGAAAGCTATCAGCACATCGCTTCGGGCTACTATATTGAGAACGATATGCCGCCCACTACCAAGCAAGCGGTTATTATGCTCGTATCCAACTGGTACGAGTCCCGCGACGGCTCTACAGCCGGCTTCTTTGCTGACAGTGTTCAGGCGAGTCAGCAGGTCTGGAACACGGTCAATACGCTGTTACGGCTCGATCGGTCATGGGGTGTTTAGGAGATGATTTCCTCAACTCGCTTGACGATTTTCATGCTCCTTGGAGCAAGCACGTCAAAGCGGTATGTTGAGGCAGATTGGAACTTAGTTGCGTTGATGCTTTTAGGTAAGTCTTTCTGTTTCCACACTGTGTACCCGAAAGGCTCAAGTACGGTCTTAATCATTAGCCCTACTGCTTGCTTGGTGAAGTTGTCGTCCAGAGAATTATCGTGCGACTTGTTTGGGTCGGCGAAAAAATGCTCAACATTGACGGCAACAGGTGCAAGAGCAGGTTTACCTGCTTCGCTCGCGTCTATCATCTGAACGATGATGAAGTCCTGCGAGAGAAAAGCAAAAACATTCTGCATATCGTCGTCGTTTTCGAACTTGCGGCAGTTTGGGTTTTGAGTGATGAAATCGTTATAGGTAGCTAACATAATGGACACTCCTTTTTGTTAAGTTGTTTTACATATGTATTATAACATAACTAAAATCAGTTGTCTATATGTTTAGTAAATTTTTTTGGAGGTGCCCGACTTATGGCTTTCGGGAAAATGAACACGTTTATCAACATCGTAACCTCTACTCCGACCAAGGATGCAGAGGGTTTTGTCAAAAAGGGTGACAACGTACTCGCTTCCGTCCGTGCATATAAAGAGGATAAACACGGCTCGGAGCGTTGGGCGAATATGGCGGCGTTTTCCGAAGCTACTGCTCTGTTTCGTTTCCGCAAACTGCCCGGTCTTACCGTTGACACTACACTTATCATCACCTGCGATACTGGCAGATACCGTATTATTTCAGCGGAGGATGTAAAAGGTCGCGGAATGTATATGGAGTGCCTTTGTGAGAAACTCGAAGGGAGCGTGAAGTGATGGCAAAGGTTGAACTAAAACTTCCTACTGATTTTGAGGAACGACTCTCCCGCCTTGCCGACAAGACTGATGAGATTATTCCGAAGGTTCTTCAAGCGGGCGGCGAAGTGGTCTTGGCAAAGGTTAAAAGCAACCTATCCTCAGTCGTCGGGCAAGGCACAAAAGATGAAAGCCGTTCCACGGGTGAATTGGAACGCTCTCTCGGACTTTCTCCCGCCAAGCAAAAGCGGGACGGCTCCGGCTGGGATATAAAGGTCGGATTCAAAGAACCGAGGAGAGACGGCGGCAGCAACGCTAAAATTGCTAACATCATTGAATACGGTCGGCACGGTCAAACCCCGAAGCCGTTTTTGAAACCCGCCAAGTCGGCAAGCAAGAACACAGCCGTCGAAGTGATGAAAGCAAAGTTTGAATCGGAGGTGGACAGCGTATGAGCATACTGTCTGAACTAAATACATTACTTACGCCCGTCCTCCCTGTTGAGACGGGCGTTTTCAGCGGCGTACCGCCCGATGAGTACCTCGTGCTGACCCCGATGACAGACATATTTATCCTATTCGGGGACAACAAGCCACTTATAGATACATCCGAAGTGCGGATTTCGCTTTTTTCAAAGGACAACTATCAGCAAAGAAAGCGACAAATTACGACAGCACTCTTGGATGCCGGCTTTACTATAACCGACCGCCGTTACCTCGGACATGAGGATGACAGCGGATACCACCACTTCGCCATCGATGTGGCGAAAGAATATGAAACGGAGGAATAAACATTATGGCTACAATCGGACTTGACCGGCTCTATTACGCGCCGATAACCGAAGCCCCGACCACGGGATATGAAACCTATGGTACTCCCGTAATGCTTGCTAAGGCAATATCTGCGGAGTTGTCGGTGGAACTTGCGGAAGCCACGCTCTATGCGGATGACGGTGTCGCCGAGGTGGTCAAAGAATTTAAGAACGGCAAGCTGACCCTCGGCGTGGACGCTATCGGCAGAAGTGTCGCTGCGGCACTTACAGGCTCGACCGTTGACGAGAACGGAGTGCTGATTTCCACGAGCGAGGACGGCGGTTCTCCCGTTGCTATCGGCTTCCGTGCCAAAAAAGCTAATGGTCACTATCGCTACTTCTGGCTCTACCGCGTAAAATTCGGAGTGCCATCCACCAATCTTGCAACTAAGGGCGATAGCATCACTTTTTCTACCCCAACAATCGAGGGGACTGTAATTCGCCGAAATAAAACGGCAACAGGCAACCTGCACCCATGGAAAGCGGAGGCTGACGAAGACGACAGTGACATCGAGTCAACTGTCATCAGCAGTTGGTATACCGCCGTTTACGAACCGACATTTGCGTATGGTGTATAAGGAGGGCTGACAGATGGATAACGAAAGAAGTGCAAAAATCAACATTGGAGGCACAGAGTACAGCTTAGTCCTCACAACTCGTGCTACCAAGGAAATCGCCCGTCGCTACGGTGGGCTTGAAAACCTCGGGGAAAAGCTACTCAAAGCGGAGAACTTTGAACTTGCGCTCGATGAAATTATATGGCTGATTACGCTACTTTCGAATCAGTCAATTCTCATCCACAATCTGAAACACAAAGACAAACCGCAGGAGCTGCTTACGGAGGAAGAAGTTGAACTGCTGACCACTCCTTTGGAATTGGCGACCTACAAGGCGGCGATTACCGAGGCGATGTTCAAAGGAACGGCTCGCAACATTGAAAGCGAGACAGATTCAAAAAACGCGTAGGTCGGGTAAGCGACAATGAGTTGTTTACCCGACTTCTCTATTACGGCACAGTTCACCTAAACCGCTCAGAAGAAGAAACGTGGCTCACGCCCATCGGTCTTTTAATGGACTTGTGGGAATGCCACAGGCAGTACCTCGGTTTGGCGAAGCTTAAGCGCGAGATGTTTATTGAAGAAATTATTCCGTCAGAACTTGTTTAGGAAAGGTGGTGACGCGCAAATGGCTGATAATTTCGGGCTAAAGATAGGTCTGGAGGGCGAGAAAGAATTCAAGAACGCCCTGCGCGACATCAACCAGTCCTTTAAGGTGCTTGGTAGCGAGATGAAACTGGTCTCCTCCGAGTTTGATAAGAACGACAAATCAATACAAGCGGTTGCCGCACGGCACGAGGTGTTGAATAAAGCCATCGAAGCACAGAAGGATAAAATCTCTGCCCTTGAATCCGCCCTTAAGAACGCCGCCGAGTGTTTCGGTGAAAACGATAAGAGAACACAGAACTGGGCTATCCAGCTTAACAATGCCAAGGCTGAACTCAACGGAATGGAGCGTGAACTTAATGACTCCGCTGAAGCCACTGACAACCTCGGAGACGAATTGAAAGACACCGCAAATGAAGCGGAAAAGTCCGGCGGCAAGTTTGAAAAGCTGGGCGGCATTCTCAAAGGTATAGGCGCATCTATGGGTGCGGTGGCTGTGGCAGCAGGAGCAGCCGCTATAAAACTCGGCAAAGAAGTCGTGCAGCAGTTTGGTGAATTAGAACAGAACCTCGGCGGTTCAGAAGCCGTATTCGGCGAGTACGCTACGAGAATCCAAAAGACTGGCGAGGAAGCCTATAAAAATCTCGGCGTAAGCCAGAGCGACTACCTCGCCACGGCAAACAAGATGGGTGCGCTTTTCCAAGGCTCTGGTCTTGAGCAACAAAAGTCCCTTGAACTGACCGAAAAAGCAATGCAGCGAGCGGCAGATATGGCATCAGTCATGGGCATTGATATGTCAATGGCAATGGAGGCTGTTACCGGCGCGGCAAAAGGCAACTTCACAATGATGGATAACCTTGGTGTTGCCATGAACGCAACCAACATCGAAGCCTACGCTCTCGCCAAAGGGCTGGACTTTACATGGTCAAGTGCGACCCAAGCCGAAAAAGCTGAGGTTGCCATGCAGATGTTTTTTGAAAACACCGAGCAGTACGCAGGCAACTTCGCAAGAGAATCCACGCAAACAATCTCTGGCTCCATCGGGCTATTGCAAGCTGCCCTCGGTTCTTTTACGGCGGGGCTTGGAAACGCCAATGCCGATATGACCAACTTGACGCAGAACCTCGTTGACGCTTTCCAGTCGGTGGTTAAAAACATCGTGCCGGTCTTGCAAAATATCGTCGCGGCTCTGCCTGCGGCGGCTGATGCGATTTTGCAGGCAATAGGCGACTTGCTACCACTGCTATTACAAACGGTGACGGAACTATTCACACAGGTACTGAACACTCTTCTAAAACTTTTGCCTGAACTGATTCCGGCAGCCGTTGAAGCGGTGATGACTATCATCGACGCTTTGGTGGACAGCTTGCCACTCCTTGTCGAAGCGGCGATACAATTGGTGACTGCTCTTGCAGAAGGCTTAGGTGCTGCTCTACCGGAACTGATTCCGTCCATTGTCCAAGCGGTTCTTCTGATTGTTCAGGTACTACTTGAGAATATGGACAAAATCCTCGAAGCTGCATTTGCAATTATTAAAGGACTGGCGGAAGGTTTGCTGAATGCACTGCCGGAACTCATCGATGCCCTCCCCGAAATCATAACAACCATTATTGATTTCATTACAGACAATTTGCCTGAAATCATTGAAATGGGTATTGAACTCACCGTTCAGCTTGCGGTCGGACTAATTAAAGCCATACCCCAGCTTGTGGCAAAACTGCCGGAAATCATCGCAGCAATCGTAATCGGTCTTGGGAAAGCGGTCGGTGCTGTGTTTGAAATTGGCAAGAACATTGTGACGGGTCTATGGGAAGGCATCAAGTCCCTCGGCTCTTGGATAGCGGACAAGGTTTCAGACTTCTTTTCAGGCATTGTTGACGGCGCAAAGAGCCTGCTGGGCATTAACTCGCCGTCAAAGGTATTCGCTGGAATCGGTGAAAACATGGGTCTTGGTATCGGCGAGGGCTTCACCGACGCTATGAAGGGCGTTGAAAAAGATATCACAGACGCGATCCCCACCGACTTTGACCTTGATATGAATGCCGGTATTCATAAGGTGATGAACGACACCTCTCTTGACGTGAAGAAAACCGTGGAGCATACAGGCATTATTCGGGTTGAGGGCATTAATAACAAAGGTGAAATGACCTCGGTTGTGGACATCATTATCGACAGGCTCAGACAGGAGGTGCGCGTATGAGTCATCTCAAAAATACGGAGACAAGTGAAATCATCACGCGATATGTTAGCTTCCGGAAAAAGCAGCAGGTCATCCGCACGGTGCAGACCGCCCTTGACGGGACGGAATATCTTACCCGCTTTGGTTCACCGACCGTACATTACGAGTTAACGCTCTATGTTAATGAAACCGGGAAAGCTACGCTGATGGCAGCCGAGGACAGCATCCCGCTACTTGAATGCTCTGTTAGGCAAGGTGTCTTCACCGGGAGGATTGTTGAACTTGGCTCCTTTGATTATCAGGCGGCGAGCTGGTATAAGGTTACCGCCACACTTGCGGCTGAAAGCGAGGTGAGCGACCCATGAGAAGCATACCTACAGCGCTGAAAGAAAAACTCGCTAACCGCTTCAAAGTGGAAAACACCAACAGTATGGCAAATCTACGCGTGGTAGCCACGCAGACCTCCGTCAATTCGCTGCTCTCCGAGCCGATTCACGAAGACATTGCTCCCGCGTTCGGCGATGTGGCTGTGTGCCAGACCGCCGGTGAATCCGATTTGTCTCTTGCTTATGCCATCTGTTTGGACGACGGTGTCGCCAAGGTGTATAAACGGAAATTTCCAGCGGGCATGGAGTTTCCGTGGGAGTATCAGTGGACACTCGGTGCTGCGACTGATGTGGCGATTGAATTTAACGGCGTATGGAAAATGAACGCCGAAAAAGAGTGGTATTACCTACAAACTGAGGAATACCCGTATATCTTTTATGTTCGGAGCGGTAATCTGTATGTTCAAAGCTGGACGAACAGCGATAATGCCTCTCTGCTTGCATCCAGCGTTTCGCAGATATCCGCCTGCAAGGGATGGCAGTCCAGTGTCGAACCGGACCTTGACCAAGGCTTGATCATCGGTTATCTAAAAAGTGGCTCAGTGTATTACCGAGCGCTCTGCTGTCAGGAAAACGGATATTATGTCTGGGAAGCGGAGCATGAAGTAGCCACCCTTGGTACGGGCAACACGACACTATCGGTTATCCGCACCAACGATTTCCGCATCGGATTCCTGACGCAGAACAACGGTCGAATGCTTCTAACACTAACGCACCGCAACTATGCCGGAATGAGCGTCCGACCGGAAACGGTTCACATCAACGCTTCAAACGTGAAAATGTGGATTTCCGATATAAATGAGCTGGACACACTGAACAAAGAGTGCGCATCCGGGAATACGGCCTATCCCTATGTTCTGCTTGATGAGCCGAACACAGAAGAAATCTCCGTATCCTCAGTGGAAAAGCTGAATCGTGATACGGGCTTTGTTTGCTACGGCTTCAAGCTTCATCTCACAAAGCCTCTATACGGAAGTATCGACTCAGGATTCCCGGTAAAATGCACCCTTTCCGTTTCAGGGGTGACCGTTACATCCGCTTCCTATGACAGCGAGGGGCAAGCGCTTGTTTTGTATACGAGTACCGATATCCGCAGGACGGTAGCGGTAACCATTACAATGCCGGAATACCGTTCTCTCTGGTATTACAAACTTGGTTTGCAAAGATGGTTCCTGCCCACTCTGAGTGCTGTCGCCGCCGCAGAAACTATGGACTACTTCACCTTTGGAAACGAAACGGCAGGCATTTCGATAGTTTCAACTGGGGCATGGATTGACGAGGTGCTGTTCACCCAGTGTTTCCAGCCTGCTCATACGGCGGTCATTGCTGTTGTGGCTTCGTCTATAAGCCTGCAGCCAGTTTCCACATTACCGATTTAGGAGGTTTTCAATATGAAGATACAAGAACGAGCCGTTCTGCATAACCGTTTTGACGTTAAGGTGGTCGATGCCGTAAGCGGCAAAGTTAAGCAGACGGCGGTCGGCTTCAATGTTATTACAAACTACTATTTTAATAGTAGGCTGACCGCTTCTCCTCTTAGTAAAACAACCGACCTGTTCAGATATATCGCGGTCGGCACAGGCACGGGAACACCTGCAGTTACGGATACCGCCCTTTTTACACATCTGACGCGCAAAGCCGTGACGACGCTGGAGACGGTATATGAATATCCGACGTCGCACACGACCAAGCAAATCAAGCTGGAAGCGACCGAGTGTAACGGCTCCACCATTACCGAGGTGGCGCTTGAAGGGTATTACAGCGGCACCTTTTCAACCTATTACTACATCATGTCCCACGCTATGCTGCAGGATTCCGAAGGGAACCAGATCGCCATAGCAAAGACTGATACGGATGTGGTGTATATAACTGCAACCTTCTACGCTACCTGCACCCCTTCCGGTTTTGGAACAAACGGCATATATCCCACGGCAGAAAACAATTATCTGTTCCAATGGCTTCTCACAGGCAGTACGGACGGAACTGTACGTTTCTCGCGCTTCCCATTAAATTATTCATCGGATATGAGCATGAAATATCAAGGTAGTAAGAGTTATTCCTTCAGCAGTGGCACCGGGAATACCACCACCTACCAATACGACCTGCCCGTCACTACGTTCCTTGACAGCGAGTGCAACAATCGGCTGGTCAAGCACCTCGGCGTCGCCGGGGTCGGGGCGTTTACCTTCCCGAACCACGACGTTTTTCCGCCCTACGCGGTCGACCATCTCGTCATTGGCGAGGGCGACGGCATTACCACCGAGTTCAGTCTGAAATGCCCGCTGATTCAGTCCGGTACCGTCCGTATTTTTGTAAACGATACGGAAATGACAGAAGGCACGGACTATACGGTGGATTTGGAGAACAACTGCGGTGACTGGTATGAAAATTATCATACGGCGGGATTAACCTGTAAAAACGCCGGAGTGTCCTTCGGAGATCTTGCATCAAAAACGCCAAGCAGCAACTATTCCTATCGAGACCCTCTTGCATGGTGGAGCTGCTATGACACGACGGTATATCCATCCTCCTGCACGGTTAACGATGTAAGCCCCATTGAAATAGACTTTGGGACTGCAAAGCCTTGTAATACACTGAAAATTGATATTCTAACGGTTCCGACCGCAAGACTCGATCTTCTCAAAATACAGTATTCAGTGGGCGGCATCGACTGGACGGATGTAACAGGGCTTTCAAGGACAGGCCAGGTCTGGAAGTTCACAGAGGTTTCAGCGAGGTATTGGAGAGCTTTTTTAAGCGGCGAAGGCAATGCCACCGTTGTTGTAACATCAAGCGGCATGACTGGCTCGCCGATCACTCTCTCCGTGCCAGTAGCCTCATCAGATACGGCGAGCATTGTGGCGGGCAAAATAAAAACAGCCCTTGAAAACAATACGAATATTTCTGCTTTATATGATGCATCAGTCTCTGGTGCAGATGTGATTTTAACAGCTAAAGCGCCTGTATCAAATGTTTCGAGCTTGAATATCGCCCTGTCAAACGGGACTTGCGCGGGCTTGACCACAGTTTCAACCTCGACCAATACGACTGCCGGAGTAGCCGCTGTAAAGCAACAGGAAAATATCTATGTGACCGGAACTATAGGGACTGCGGGAAACGCAACAGTTTTGGTTACAGCCGCCGGAATGGCAAACTCGCCGATAACCCTTTCGGTGCCGGTCATAAGTGGGGACTCGTCGACAACTGTTGCAACAAAGGTAAACGCCGCTCTCGCACAAAACTCTGATATCACGGACTTCTTTACAATTAGTCCAGATAACGGAAGATATGTACGCTTGACTGCAAAAGCTGCTGCTGACAATGATCCCACTCTAAATATAAGCATTGCAAACGATACTTGCACCGGATTAACCGCTATACCGACATCTACGGTTGACGCCGCAGGCAATGTGGGAACTAAACAGGTAGAAACCTTAACCGTATCCGGCAGTGTCAGCTACAACTGGACATACAATTTATATTACCAGAGCTTCCCGACACGAGACGGACAGAGCTTCGGTTCAACCTTCTTTTTAGGCAAGACCGTGCCTGGGCTCAAATTTACTACGCCGCCTGCGGCAGGTGCTTCGATCACAGCCAGCTTTGCGCTTGAGTACCCGTTCAAGACCGCTAACAACTTGCTGCGTTTCACCTACTCGGTGCAGCTGCAACGGGGGTGATTCCATGACATTAACATTTGAATATACCCTTGATGCCGGAGCAGGCTTGTACCCGCAGGTAATTCACACCTCGGACAACCTGCTCCGTTTCATATATCTCACTGCTGACGGCACCGTCGCGGGTAGCACAGCGGACCCGGTTCTCGGTTTGTACGACAATCTGACTTATACGGAAATCGGCAGGATTTCACCCGATGAAACGGTGTCGTATCCGAGCATAAAAAAAGTAGCGCACTACGGCGCTTACGGGTTCTGGAGCGCCGAGGGTGACCACCGTTTTGTCATGTATATGCTGCCGACCGATATTACAAATTCGTTTATCGACGGCTCGGTCAAGTTCAGCATCGGCAGTGAGGTATCACAGATGTCTTGTACTCTGCTCAATATAAAAGGTGCACTGCTCAACCGTTACCGTGCTTTCGTGACGCCCGGCACCAAGATGGAGTTGTACTTTTCCCTCGGAAGCAGCGGCGAAATTACGCTCGGCATTTTCTATATCGACCGCGCTTCGGTCTCGTACCCGGACGAAAAAGTGTCGGTATCCGCCAGAAACGCGATCGGAAAGTTGCTGAAGGAACAGACGTTCAACGAGGACAACACCTTTGAAGAAACGACGCTTCAGCTGAATCTGCAGGAAATTCTTCGCCTCGCCGAGGTGGAGAATTTTTTTATCGGCGATAACACAAAGGCATGGAAGTTACGCTTTGAACCGGATGTTACCATACTGGACGGCATCAAGCGGGTCATTTCTCTGCTTGATGGGTGGAAGGTCGATGAAACGGCAAACGGCGTCATCGGTGTGGCGGCTGTTACCGACGCCCGTTTCGACCAGCCTGCTGTGTATACCTTCGAGTGTGACAAGTCTTGCTGGAGCTACAGTGTGGAATACGACGATTCGGAAGCGGTCAGCAGGGTTTGCGTTACCTGCGCCAACCCGAAAAACACGGTTTATGCCACAGTTCCCAGAAGCAAATGGTGGATTCAGCCGTCACACCGAACAACCTACGTCACAGCCGCCGATGGTGCGACGCTTGCTGAGATAACGGCTATGGCTGAGGAGTTGGCACAGACCATTGCCATATCCGGCAGGCAGGAGAGCTTCGTCGGCATCTTCACGCCCCAGCTCACCATCGGAGACGAGGTGCGCATTGTCAGCGGTGCAAAAACCGAAACCATCGGTACGGTCACGGATGTGACGCACAATTTCGGCAGGGGTGGTTTCTATACAGCGTTCACCGTGGACAGCGGCGGACGGAAAGGCAAAGCGCGTCTTTCAGATTTGATCGGCAAAGCATCCGAAAAGTCCAATCTGAACGGCGTGACTATTTTTTAAGGGAGGAAATTCAACATGAAAGAAATTTGGAATTGGACGCAAACTGCGTTCGCAGGGCTGGGTGCACTACTCGGTTGGTATTTGGGCGGGCTTGACGGTTTTCTCTATGCACTAATTGCCTTTGTGGTCGTGGACTACATCACAGGGGTACTTCGTGCAATTGTTGAGAAGAAGCTATCCAGCCGAATCGGAGCACATGGTATTACCAAGAAGGTAGCTATTTTTCTCGTAGTAGGTATCGGACATCTTATCGACGCTTACCTAATCAATGGCACGGGTGCACCTCTTCGCACAGCGATTATATTCTTCTACATTGCCAATGAGGGTGTGTCACTTTTGGAAAATGCCACAGCTATTGGTCTGCCCGTGCCTGAGAAACTTAAAGAGACACTCGCTCAATTGCATGGAAAGGATGATGTAAAATGAATTTGAGAAAATTGATATTCACGCAGAATGCTTGCTACAAGGCTGGTAAAACCATCACACCGAAGGGCATCATGGTGCATTCCACCGGGGCGAACAATCCAAACCTGAAACGCTATGTTGGACCCGACGACGGCTTACTCGGCAAGAACCAGTATAACAACCACTGGAATCAAGATAAGCCGGACGGACGGCAGGTCTGCGTTCACGGATTCATCGGTAAACTGGCTGACGGCAGTATCGCCACCTATCAGACACTTCCTTGGAATCATCGCGGATGGCACGCCGGGGGTTCTGCGAACGATACCCATATCGGCTTTGAAATTTGCGAGGACGGGCTAACCGATGCGACCTATTTCAATAAGGTCTATACCGAAGCTGTGGAACTTTGCGTATACCTCTGTAAGCAGTATGGATTGACTGAGAAGAACATCATCTGCCACAGCGAGGGCTACAAGCTGGGGATTTCCAGCAACCATGGCGACGTCATGCACTGGTTTCCGAAGCACGGCAAAAATATGGATACCTTCCGCACTGAGGTTAAGAAGCTGCTTGCAACAAGCGAACCTCCTAAACCTGAAACGCCTACTCAACCAAAAAAACTCTATCGTGTTCAGGTTGGAGCGTTCTCCGTCAAGGCAAATGCAGATGCCATGCTTGCTAAAGTCAAGGCGGCTGGCTTTCCTGACGCCTACATCAAAATCGAATAAATCGCACGTTTCGGTTGCCAACTGACCCCTCGCTGTCCTGTGGATGGTGAGGGGTTTTTCTTTTTCCCCTCCGAAATGGAGGAATAGCCTATGACAGCATTACAAAAAGAGCGAATAGTTCTTCTGCGCTCGCAAGGCGAAAGCTATGCGAGAATCGCCGATGCACTTGGGATATCAGAAAACACTGTGAAGTCTTACTGCCGCAGGAACAATGTCAGCGTTGGCACAAAACAGGAAAAGCACACCGTTAAGGATGTCTGTGCTAACTGCGGATGTCCGCTCGTTCACACGCAGGGGGCAAAACGCAAACGCTTCTGCTCCGATGGCTGCCGTATGACTTGGTGGAAGGCACACCCCGAAGCCGTGAACCGCAAGGCGGTCTATCACTTTTTTTGCCCGACTTGCGGCAGATCGTTTAAAGCCTATGGAAACGCCCACCGCAAATACTGCTCGCGGGCTTGTTCCGTGGCGGCGAGGAGGGCTTTGATATGAACAAGGAAGATGCACTTCTCCATTATAAAACGGCTATGGCGGTGTTCAACAACTGGCTTGCCAAGGGTGTTATTACCAACGCCGATCTGCTGGAAATAAACACAATGCTTGCCCATAAATACGGTTTATCATCGTGTAGCATATACCTCGAAAATGACTTGCTATGTAAGGAAAACAGAGTGATATATGGTACTGTGAAAGGAGGCCAATATGGGCAGAAAAATAACTAAACTACAGCAACCGACACAGTTGCCGACCCGCCAAAGGGTAGCAGCATACGCCCGCGTTTCCTGCGGAAAAGACGAGATGCTCCACTCCCTTGCCGCTCAGGTCAGTTTTTACAGCAACCTGATACAAGGCAATCCCCAATGGGAGTATGTTGGCGTGTATGCAGACGAAGCGGAAACCGGCACAAAGGGTTCAAGACCTGAATTTCAACGACTGCTTTCCGACTGCCGAACGGGGCGCATCGACCTTACCCTGACAAAGTCAATCAGCCGTTTTGCAAGGAACACAGTCACGCTGCTTGAAACCGTCCGAGAGTTAAAAAACCTTGGAGTTGGCGTGTTTTTCGAGGAGCAGAACTTGCATTCACTTTCGGGCGACGGGGAGTTGATGTTGACCATCCTCGCCTCGTATGCCCAAGAAGAAAGTCGCTCCGTCAGCGAAAATTGTAAATGGCGCATCAGAAAGGACTTTAAGGAAGGAAAGCCTGCAGGCAACATCCGTATCTACGGTTATGAGTACAACGCAGGTACGTTTACCGTCATTCCCGAAGAGGCTGAGGTCGTGCGGATGATATATGCCGACTATTTATCGGGGCTTGGCAGGAATGCCATTATGAAGAAATTGCGTAGGCTCGGTGTTCCGACCAAGTGCGGCGGTAAGTGGGCTGAAAGCACGGTAGGGTCAATCCTTAAGAATGAAAAGTACATCGGCGATATGTACCTGCAAAAAGGCTTTATTTCTGACCACATCACAAAGAACTGGAAGCCAAACAACGGCGAGTTGCCTAAATACTATGTCGAAGGCAACCATGAGGCTATAGTCGACCGTGAAACCTTTGAGGCTGTTCAGGCTGAAATGGTACGACGGGCAGAAAAAGCAAACCACCCTCGCAAACTGACATTCAACGAGTTTTCAGGACTTATCACCTGCGGTCGGTGCGGAGCAAAATTTCGCAAAAAGATAAACTCCATCAACACAAAATACGCTGCTGTGACATGGGCTTGTGCTACTTTCACTTATAAGGGCAAGCACGAATGCGCCGCCAAGCGGATACGGGAAGACATCCTTAAAGAAAAGTGCGCCGAGGCTTTGGGGCTTTCCGAGTATGACCCCGCCGTGTTTACGGCAAAGGTAGCGGCAATAACAATCCCCAACGACGGCGTTCTAATATTTACATTTAAAGACGGAACGGAACAGACACTTAACTGGGAGAACCGCTCCCGTCGTGAAAGCTGGACGGATGAAATGAAACAAGCTGCCCGTGAGTTTGCTTTGAAGGGAGGCGGTAAAAATGGCTAACATAAGAGTAATCCCTGCCACTGCTCCCGTTCTTTCGGCACAGGGCAAAAGTTCTGAATTCAAAAGACGTGTCGCAGCATACGCAAGGGTCAGTACGGATAGCGATGAACAGCTTACCAGTTATGAAGCCCAAGTGGACTACTATACCAAGCTAATTCAGGGTCGGGCTGATTGGGAGTTTGTCACCATATACACGGACGAGGGCATTTCGGCGGTCAGCACCAAACGGCGAGAAGGATTCAAACAGATGGTCGCCGACGGATTGTCGGGCAAATTTGACCTTCTTGTTACGAAGTCTGTGAGCCGTTTTGCCCGAAACACCGTGGACAGCCTTACCACCGTCCGCAAACTGAAAGAAGTCGGCTGTGAGGTCTGGTTTGAAAAAGAAAACATTTACACCCTCGACAGCAAAGGCGAATTGCTTATAACGATTATGTCCTCCTTGGCACAGGAGGAAAGCCGCTCTATTTCAGAAAACGTGACTTGGGGTCAACGCAAGCGTATGGCTGACGGCAAGGTCAGTCTACCTTATGCACAGTTTCTCGGTTACGAAAAGGGCGATGACGGCTTACCGAAAGTCGTCCCCGCTGAAGCCGAGATTGTGCGACTGATATTTCGGCTGTATATGGAGGGTAAAACTTTCTCTGCAATCTCCAAGCACCTTGAACGACATGGCATTCCATCGCCCGCAGGCAAGAAAACATGGCAGACGGGTGTGGTGCAGTCTATACTGACCAATGAGAAGTATAAAGGCCACGCCCTTATGCAAAAGACCTACTGCGCCGACTTCCTCACCAAAAAGATAGTCAAGAACATGGGACAAGTGCAGCAATACTATGTTGAGGACAGCCATCCTGCCATCATTGAGCCTGACGAGTTTGACGCTGTTCAGCTTGAGATTGAACGCCGAAAAAGCCTCGGTCGCCCCATAAGTACCACAAGCATATTTGCATCAAGGCTTGTCTGCGCCGACTGCGGCGGGCATTTCGGCAAGAAGGTCTGGGGTAGTTACAAAAGCGACAAGACGTACCGAAAAGAGGTCTGGCGGTGCAATGACAAATATAAAAGGCTCGACAAGCCCGGCAACGGTTGCCAAACGCCCCACATCACCGAGGAAGAAATTAAGTCAAGGTTCTTACACGCTTTCAACAGCTTGATGAGCGACAGAGATGGGTTAATCGAGGACTGCCGACTGGCACAGGGCATCCTATGCGACATCACGTCGATTGATGCCCAACTTACCGACTTACATAACGAGATTGAGGTTGTCACCGAGTTGTCCCGAAAGGCTATCTTTGAGAATGCCCACAATGCCGTCAACCAAACAGAATGGGCTGAACGAAACAACGCCTACCTTGACCGCCACCGTAAAGCCTCGGGGCGTGTGGATGAGTTGGAAGCCACCAAACGGGAACGGCTCGGCAAGGCGAAAATCATAGAGGGCTTCATAAAGGACATAGAGAGCCGCCCGCTTGCCATAACGGAGTTTGACGATAAGCTGTGGCTTGCGGTCATCGATACAGCCACGGTTAGCAAAGATGGCACAATGACATTCAGGTTCAGAAACGGCACAGAAATTACAGCGTGA